ATTTCTGCTTCGATATCAATACCTTGTTGAGCTTGCGCATCTTGAGCGGCTTCGAAAGTCCAACGAGCTGATAGCTTGCGTGACTTGGCTTCGACTGGTGCCTTCAAGATTTGAATGCTCATGCGCTTACCTGGTGTACCTTCCATAGCCGCTGTTGTCTGCGCCTTTGGATATGATGCATCATTGTTACCTGAATAGGCTTGAGCAATTTTGAATGGGCTCAATGCTTCTTCACCAGCTGTAACGTCAGAGCCATTGTCTGCGTAACGAACACGTAGAGTATGGATTTGACCAACTGGGCCAGTCATTGGTTGTACGCCAACGATTTCGTTAGCAATGACTGTAGGCATAACACGACGAATCACTGGTAGGATTACGCGGTTAAGTGTTGCAACGTTACCTGCAGATGTAGCACCTGCTGTTGCACTTTCAATTAGGTGACGGCGTGTATTTTCCAAGCATGTTTGCATGGAGGCACGACGGTTCCCTTGTAACCCTTCTAATAGGGCTTCTTTGGTTTCTGACCATCTTTCGTTCAGAAGTTGTGACATCATTTTCTCCTTAATTTTACTTTGCTAGACCCGCTAACTTGCGGATGTCTACAATGTTGTCAAAGCCTACCTCAGGCTGATTTTTTACCTCACGATCGCCAGTAACAGTAGTTTGTGTCTTGCTTTCGGCAATAACTTGCTTTTGTTTACGACTTTCGCCTTCCATTACTGCGGGTAGGTATTTGTCGAATGAATTAGCTAATTTTCCAGTCTGTACAGACTCTAACAATTCGCTCATTACACCCTTCTTCTCAGCACTTAAAGGTGCTAATAGTTCGCTCATTACTTTTGCACGTTCCATTAAATCTTTCGTAACGCGGATTTCGCGATCCTTGGATTCTGCAATGGCCTGTACTTTAGCAACGGCTTCCTGTGCTTCGGCAATTTCTTGTTCTTTCTTATCTACGATCTTTAACAATCTACTTGTTTCAGACTTTTCGTTAAGGTACGAATGTTGAAATTCCTGTGCAAATGCTTCAAAAATACGGCGACCAAAATTGCTTGTACGAGCAGATTCGATATCTTCTTTCAACTGATGTAACTCAGTTGTTAGTTGACGACTAACTGTCTCTTTAACAAGATCGGCACTACGCTTGATGAATTCTTTCTTGACTTCTGCAAACTTGCTCTTGGCTTCGCGGACAAGTTTAACTTTCGCTTCAACTATATCTTTCTTGTCTTGTGCAAATTCTGAAATCTCTTTGGCCAATGCGTTGATAACGAATTGTTCCATCTTTTGGAAATTCTCGCTGACCTTTGTACGGTCGTTTTGAAATTCCACAAGTTCTTTGGCTAACTGAGTCATAACAAAAGATTCCATTGTTTTGGAATCAGCTGTCATTTTGCGCTTGTACTCGGCTTTGGTTTCTGCCAATGCTTTGCGATCTTGCGCAAACTCACCTAGCTCTGCGGCTAAGCGTTCGCTTACTAATTTGTCGATTGACTCTACTAACACACCTTTATCGTGTGTATAGCGTTGGGCAAACTCTTCTCTTAGTTGGGCGGTTACTTGGTCGCGATTCTCTTGAATCTTAGTGTTGAAGGCAGATTCTAGATCAGTACGAATTTCTTCGCTAATCACTCCGCTCTCTACTAACTGTTTGAATGCGTCCATTTATTTCTCCTTAGGCTTTAAGGCCACTGATAATACTCAACATCACCTGTTGGAGATGCTTCTGTGCCCTAGGATCTTCTTTCACTTCTTTAGCTACCTGTAATGCACGATATCCACCACGAGCGTTCATGATATGCTCATAAACGGGTGTTGGGTACGCACCAGGTGCGCTTGGTTGAGCAACTATATCAACTGTGATAATCTCAAACTCGGACACGTTGCCAGAACGATCGTCAACGTTGCCGCTGCCTCTCGAACTAACACCTAGTTTTACTCCGCTTTCAAGCATGACACGAATTAGTTGTCCCATTGGAGTTGGTAAAATTTTCATTTTGCCATATCCGTTCGGACCTTCCATCCACATTTGAGTGATCATATGGGATACACGGTCTAAATTTACTTTAAGGTCATCTGGATGATCAACTTCTCCAAGAACACTATAACCATTCTGAATTTGATCGTTGAGAGTCTTTACAGCGATTTCGATTTCCTTGACTGGATAAACCCGCTGGTTTTGATTGCGAATACCGCCTTGGATAGCAATGCCTTTTAGGTAAAGGCTCTTGCCGTCTTTGTCGTCGCTCTCTACGACCGCATTAGCTTGGTCAAAGCTAAGGTGTTCTCGTAAAAATTGCATCCTAGTAGTCACCTACTTATTAACCTTGTTTGTGGTCAACAACTGACTTAGGGCTACCAACTGATGTTTGACCAGCTTTGTCGCCTGTACCAGATCCTACTGGACCTGCTGTCTTGTTGTTACCTGGATAACCAGCACCTTGCTTGGTTACTGTTTTGATACCAGACTTAACACCGTCAACGTTGTGTGTATTTGGGCTTGTAAACTTGCCTTTGATACCACCAACTAGACCTTCGCCGCCTTTGATATTTGAATCACTTGCAGTTTTGCCTTGAGTAATGTTATGTGCGCTCACGTTGCCGCCACTAGGACGGTTCTTTGGGTTAGCATTAATCGGACCAGATTTGCCGTCGCCAGCTTCTGTATTGCTTGGCTTAGCTACTGTTTCGCGATATTCGCGTGTTAGTTGACGTGATTCAAAAGGATTACCTTCTTCTTCGTCGTCTTCAGACTCTTCGTCGTCCATGTCGTCTAATGCGCCGCCATGTACATCTGGATCTTCCTCTTCTTCGTGCTTCTCGCCAGCCATCAATTTAGCAAATTCTGCTTTTAATTCATCTAGGGCGTCAGCTAGATCTTGTACATCATCAGCAGTTGCTGGAGTACCGTCACCATCAATATCACCTGGCTCATTTTCGCTGTCTTCGGCGTCATCTGTATCTGCTGTATCAGCATTGAAGTCATCGGTAGCGTCGCCACCTATTTCTCCACCTTCAGCATCGTCCATGCCAAAAGCTTCTTCTACGCTTTTGTCATCTTCTTTTTCTTCTTTGTCATCGTCTTTTTCTTCGTCTTCTTCAGCTTCTTCAGCGATCAAGTTTTCGTAGATATCACGTGACTTTTCTACAACGATCTCATGGAATAGCTCTTCAGCTTTGTCCTTTTCTTCGTTTACGATATAGTCTAATAGTTGTTCGAATTTATTCATTGCGGGTTTCTCCTGTTGGTTTGTCAAGGGGTGAATAATATATAAGCATATTTAATGCTCACCTATATTAATTATGTGAAATAGGCCAAAAACGACTCTTTTTGGCATTTGGTGACGAAACTTAGTTATGATCTTCCTAAGTTTGTATTGAATTTGTTTAAAATATTTAACTTATATTTCTATGAATTAAACTACGAGTTTATTTTTATGCCGGAGCGGCACCTTCTTCTTCAGTTGGCATTGCATACATCTGGCGTACTACTATTAAATTCTCTTTGGTTTCGCGATCTCTTGCTTCGCTTGCTCTGCGCAGATCATTTATCATGCCCAGTGTCAAGCGAGTCTTACGTGTGTCTTTATCATGTAGGACTGAAGTTTTATCATCTAAAGGATCATATCGACCTTTGTCAGACATCTCTTCTTGCTCAGGACTAAAATAAATGAATTCGTTTAATAGCATGTCTATATTTACCAGATTACATCGGTCCTTGTGGAGCGCCGCCTTTGCCTGCGCTTTCTGAGCCTGCGCTCGGGGCCATAGCGGCATTACCTGTTCCGTCTGGGCCGTCTGCTCCTTGCATTTCAGGAGTTCCTGGATCTGATTGTCCTAGGCTATCCATGTCGCCGCCCATACCACCTGCTGTAATTCCTGCTGATCGTAGTTCTGCAGAAGCACTAATAGGTTTAGTTGTGTCAAGATTTTCTTCTTCCCACATCTCTTGATTTTCTGCAATCTCTTCTTGTTTAAGTCCCAAGAAGCGTTTTAATGCATAGCGTTTGCTGATAAAGGGTAGCGCAACAATGCTACCAAATGTATTAATACGCACTCCGTCCATTTCTGCTTGACGATAACTTGCAAAGTTTTGTGGAGGATTAAATGTAACATCAAACAGATTAGGATCAATGTTGATGCCTTTTGAATAGAGGTAAGTCTTAAATTCTGAATCAAAGGCTGAGTTCATTAGACTCTGTAGTCGTTCACAATACTTGTTGAATCTCAACTCCTGTATGTATGCTGTTCCAACCCGTCCATCATTGAAATTGCTTCCTCCGTCGTCAGAGCCGGTAGGTAGATAAGAACTAGGTATGCGTAGAGCACGAAATAACTTATTGGTAAAATAACGCAGATCATCAATTTCTCCTAGGTTCGTGCCACCAGGTAATACGTCAACTTTTGATCCACGACCTTCTGCTGTCTGCGGAAAGAAGTAGTCTTCGTTGATTGATAATGGATTGTAACTTGAGTCAATTAGGTTAGTTCCACCGCCAGTTAGACTAGGAATACGTCTTTGATTAATTTCGTTTTTAACACGTTCAACAAAGCCCATGGCCAAATGGCTTGGCATGTTTCCCACGTCAATGTAGAATACACGACGTTCTGGAGCTCGCTGTATACGATAGATGATAATGGCATCTTCCAGCAGTTCTTTCTGCTTATATACCTTGAAAATGCTCTCTAATAGGCTGTTTCCAAAGGGAAAGTTGTTGTCTAGGCCTTCTGACAGACTAATGTGAATAACGTGTTTAGCATCAATAGGATGTTGATTTTGATTCATCTGGAATCGATTACCAGCATTTGGAGTTGCACCACCTACCATACCGCGTGACCCACCTGCATTAGATGTGCTGAAAGATGAGCCGCCGTGTCCTTGATTTTGACTATTACTTGGATTAATACTGGTTGCTGTTAGAGATTGTAGGTTAATGTTTAGGTCACGGATAACATACTGCTCTGGTTTCTTGCCTTCTGATTCATTAACAATGATACGATCAACTTTGGCAGGATCTACATAAACCCATGCTTGTGTTTCCGGATCGCGGATAAAAAAACTGTCGCCATATTTGAATACATTGCGTACTACTTTGAAGATACGCTTCTGGAATAAGTTAAGTTTAGTCCACTGTTGTAGATATTTTTTAAGGATCTTGATTTCTGTAGGAGTAGCTTGATCTTTGAAATCAAGTTCAAACGGGGTTCCGTTTTCTTCGTTAATTTGTGAGCAGAATTCTGCTAAGATGTCAAGAGCGGCATTAACTTCACTGTCGCCATCCATTGTATCATACTGGCTGTAACGCTCTAGTCTGTTAGGATGTCCGGTGTAAACATCGGGCAAGTAACTGCTGTAGTTTGCACGTTGCGGACTTGCACCCGACTGGCCACTTATAGGACCAAAGTTGCCTGTTGAAACTGGTGTAAAATATTTTTTCCAACTCATATGTGGTTATACCATTAATCTATTGCCCATTGACCGTGTAATCATTCTCTGTTGGTTATCTACCATCTGAGTCAGGATCTGGTTCTGTATTGCGGCTTGCTTATTTAATGTAATAATGCCTTCTGCCACTACTTTCAGATCCGCTAATTCTATGCTGGTGTTGCCACCTTTCTTCATGGAATCTAGTTGATCCTCAGTCAGCACAGCTTCCTTTCCGTGCAGTTTCACTAGGCTTTCTCTACCCCAATCTTCCGCTCCTCCTCCAGGGCTTCCGCCTGCACGTTTAGGAATAGCTAATCCATTAGAATTAATGGCATCTATCATATCATCTAACGTATATTTTCCAGCTTTGGCTGAAGCGAATTTTTCTCGTTGAGATTTTTCCCATTCTGCTCTCCCCTGCTCTACATATGGATCAACATATCCCTTTTTAAAATCAGGATTAAGATTTTCAAATTTTTTCCCAGGATTAGCTCTTTCATAATATTCTGCTGCCGCAGCCGTCGCTTTTGCCATATATTCTTTGTCATCTGTGATTTTAAGGCCGAGACCTCTATCATTCTGACGAATCAATGCACCCATAGCTTCTTGTATGGTTTTAGCCTGAGATTCATACATCTGTTTTTCTTCTGCTGTTACAGTTTTGTCTCCGGCAAGAACACGCTTTTGAAGGTTATCAAAGGTCTCTTTATCTATTCCTTTGCCAGCACTAATAGCGGCTTTATCCTTCAAATTTTCTACCTCTTCTTTACCGCCAAATATTCTACGACCCCACCAACTGTCTGTTGCTAGATCTAGCATCTCAGCTAATAATTTTTGAAATAATCCTTTTATATCATTAATTGCGGCTTGAGGATTTTTAAATACTTTTTCAAACCATGCAACTACATTTGCTAACGCTAATTTAATTAATGGCATATTGTCGGTAAGTATCTTAGTAAATTCGTTTATCAATTTAGTTGTTATGCCAGCTAACTGTACCATTAAAGGATTCAGTGCATTTTGTACAGCTACTGAAGCGTCTCTAGCTGCCTTTTCGCTGGCAAGCGCATCTTTAGCATCTTTCGCGTCAACCGCTTGAGCGGCATGAGCTTTTCTTAAATCATCCATCATCTCTGCTTCTGTTTTAGCAAATCCGCCTTCCTTGTTTCTCCATTTGTTAGTCAACGAGACAAATTCTTCCATGCCTTTACCAGACAATCCTGCTTGTTGTCCCATGGCCATTATAGCAGTATCCATTCCGTCAATATTGCCTATCATGCTTCTAATCTGTTTGACTTGGATTTTATTAAATTCTTCTCGACGTTGGTCAGAAGTTAATCCCTTTTGTGCCACTGTTATCTGCTGTTCTACCATATCAGCGGCCTCACCAAACATAGAACCAAATGCCTGAGCCTCTTTGCTAAAGCCTCCTGCAAATCCCATCAGCTTGGCTTTTGTATAATCAACCAGACCTTTACCTCCAGAGACTATTTGTCTAGACATCAGTTGATCGTATGCAGTCTGCATTGCGGCAGGTTGTTTTAACAACCACATTTGCCAACTGGCTTCCTGTGCTATTTCTTGTTTCTTTCGTTGAAGCTCTTCTCTGTTTTGTCCGGTGGCTCTAGCGACAAAGTCTAAGTCTTCACCGTATTCTGCAGATGCTTTTTGCAGTCTTCTCATTTCTTTTTCAACTCCTTTAGAAGCATCTAAAGAGTCCCCAGTTGATTTTATATAGTTAGGAAGCATTGAATTTAACTGTTCGTAGCTGTATCCTAAACCGAGAAGATATTTTGCTTGATCTGTGTCTATAAACGCTTTATTCATCTGATCTAAACGTTTACCTCCAGCGACTGCTGAGCCACCAAGTTTTACTAAAGCATCACCGGCATTCACAAATATCTGTGAATACTCTTGTTGTGTTAATCCAAGCTGTGTAGCTGAAGTTCTTAAAAAATTTATATCTCCTACTAATCCTGCTCCGCTTCCTGATATACCTCTATATATAGCCACATTTTCTTCTAATTGCTTAGAGGCCATACTCAATAGCGAAGCAAACACACCTATACCCAAAGGTAAGTCTTTAAATGCCAATGCTAATTCACTGGCTTTAGTTGTACCGTTATTCAATGCTCCTACGAAACTACCTAGACTACCGACAACTGACATGGCCATTCCTGCCAAATCGCCTAGTACACCACCCGTCATTTTAGCAATACCACCTAGCACACCTAGGCCACTGCTACCGCTCCCACTACTACTACTTGCGTTTGATTGGGCATTTTTATCTAGGCTGTCTTGCACTTTCTTAGCATCAACACCTGCCTTCTTTGCCATCTCTGCGAGAACAGCACTATCCTTCTGGGCAAGTTTCAGCATAGCCGTTAGAGTAGTTTCTGTTGCGGCGTTGTTTAATTCTATTGGTTCATTGCCAAAGGTACCTTTGACTGTTTCTTTTCCGGCCATGGTTTAAAAATCCTGGTTATGTGCGTAGATAAATAAGTGTATCAGATTGCCATATTATTTATCGGAGTGCAAAAATGCCTGAAAAAACCAACCCTGAAGTACGAGTTAACCCACTGTTAAGTGTGTTGCGTCAACCTAAGATCTACATTAGATTGCCTAGCCAAGGAAAATATTGGGCCGAGGGAAGTCTAAATAAAAGTGTTAATGGAGAATATCCAGTATACTCAATGACAGCACGAGATGAACTATTGATTAAAACTCCTGACGCCCTACTAAACGGGCAAGGAGTAGCAGAGGTTCTACAAAACTGTGTGCCAAATATTCTCAACGCATGGGAATGTCCGCAAGTAGATATTGACACTTTGTTAATAGCCATACGCCTAGCTACCTATGGCGAGATGATGACCATATCAGTAAAACATCCAAGTCTTAAAGACGACTTTGATTACGAAGTCAATGTTAGAGAAATACTTGATCAAAAACAAGCAAGTACTAAATGGGAAGATAGATTAGAAATACGGCCAGATCTAGTTGTCTATCTAAAACCTCTTACATATCGCACTCAAACAGATGCACAGATTGGAGAGTTTGAGACTCAACGTATCATACAAATCGTAAATGATGAGTCTACCACTGAAGAACAAAAAATACAAAAGTTCCAACAGGCGTTTATGGATCTTACTAAAAAGACCATCACCATTATTGGCAAGGCAGTTTATAAGGTTGAGTCAACAGCAGGCATAGTAGATGATCCGGAGTTTATTGAAGAATTTGTTACACAATGCGATGCTGAAGTGTTTGAAAAAATAAAAACAAGATTAGGAATACTTAATGATGCTTCTAAATTAGCTCCGATGACTATTAGATGCACACCGGAAATGATAGAAGCAGGCGCTCCTGAAACTATCGAAGTTCCGTTTACGTTTGACCACTCTTCTTTTTTCGGCTAAGGCTTCTATCTTTAAGCTACGACGAGATCCTAAAGTTGTCAAACGAAATGGATCGAGAGGTAGAAGCCTTAAAACACAACCTATATCAAATGTGTTGGTTCATGCGTGGTGGTATCACGATTGAGCAGGTCTATATGATGGATATAGCCGATCACAGCATCATAGCTAAGATTATAAAGAGTAATATGGAAACTACAAAAGAAAGCGGCTTGCCTTTCTTTTAAGGATTAGCGTTTCTTCCGCGATTTCGTTTAGGTTGTTGTACTTGCCCACCTGATTGCTTTTCAAGTTGATCAACACGCTGTGATAAATCATTTACAGCCTGTTGCAGTTGAGGATCTCCACCCTGGCTTTGACCTTTTCCACCCTGCTGTACTGTTAATCCATTACGTCCTTGTTGGCCGTTGTTGCCTTGTTGTCCACCGCTCATATTATTCTGCTTCTTCTGCTGGACAACCTGAGCCGCTTCTTGGGCCGCAGTTAGGAATACTTTTTCTAGAGTCTTTTTATCTAACGGAGGAGAATTAGCTTCGTTGATCCTTCCTTCACGCATACCAGGAAGTCCACCAGCCGCATCAGACGCCGCCTGGTCCATTCGGTTTTTAACATTGGTAACAGCGTTGCCCACACCTTGTTTAGCGGCACCGTATCCTTGCTTGATCTTAGCACCAGTTCTCTGTAGCATGCCAGGACCTTTTGGAATCCTAGAGGCAGCTCCTGCGGCCTTGACAATTTTCTCTGCACGACTGGTAGGATACTTGTTTGATTGCAACCAATTTTTAACTACAGGCCATGTTGGTTCTTGTCCAGATTGACCTAGGTATTGATTAAATGATGAGTATAATTTATTAGCTACTTCACCTGACTTTAGCTTTCCAGTAGACGCATCGCTACCAAATTTACTCATTACCTTATTGCCAAGTTTATTGAGCATGCCCATAGGAGCTTCATCAATTTTACGACTTTCCATTACTAATTCAGTTATTTTCATTTTTGCATTCTCCAGCAAGAATATTTATGTCTAATGTTAAAAGTGAACTACGTTCACTTGCTCTTTCGCTAACGCTCAGAGCATTTATATCTTCTTTAGAAGATTTAAGTATTATCTAGATATAATGGTCACACTTAACCCAGAAACGGGTTAAGAAAAAACTTGGCATTATCTGAGTACGCAAGTCACTTAGCGTTGTAGCATTACTGAGGCGGTCATCCGGTACCCCTAGCTACGTCTTGTTATGACGGTAATTAATGTACATACGCTAACATACACATTAATCCGGGGTTTTTCTCCCCTCTTTTTAGCTCTTATTCACTCTATTCAAATATCAAAATCGCGGCAATTACGATCGTCGTCCTGTTAAGGATGGTTGATAAGTGCTCTGTACAGCGCAGAGGCTTCCGTCCCCGTTATTATCCGGTTGTCGCTAGGCACCCGATTTAAGCCGGTGCGAGC